CAATTTTGCCGCTGATAGTTTACAGCTATATCAAGTAAATAATCGAAGTCAGTAATCTCGGCCAACATCCGCGCCTGAATCTCAAGATAAAGTTGATCTTCAAGCGTTTCTGTTATGGTAAGCCAATCATCCCAAGCCATAGCAAGCTGACCTCCTTATATTGAAAATAGGCTAACTTTTGGGGAATTAGTTAGCCCATTTTTTTGCAGAGAAGGCATTGACCACCTAATGCCTTACGCCAACCATAACTTAAAGTTATGTAACAGGCCACAACTTTTCTTTAACTAACTTAACGATTTCATCATCAATGTCTGTTTCTGTGGACTTTGCATAATCTTCTAAAAGCGAAATTACCAAAGATTTAATCGCGTTGGATTTGACGAAGAACTTCAGTATTGGCTTAATAAATCGAATCATTTTTTGTAATATATTCTTTCCAACTCTAGACAAGTTTGCTAGTTTTAGCAAAAAGCCTTAATTATGGAAGATCAGGAACCTAGTAAAGTTGAAACGATTGTAAAAGTTTGCGTTCTTCTTTGGTCGGCAACTCTTTTAAGCCTTTCATATTACGAGCCACCATCTGGCAAAAAAATTGTAGATTTTGACCCGACATTTATTGCAAGTATTTTCAGCGCGTCAACTGCGTCACTTGGGTTTTCGATAAAAAAGAAAAAAGACACTATAGTAGACAATAAGAACTCCAAAGTAGGTATCAAATGAAAAAATTATTTTTTGTTTTATTATTGCTTCCATCTGCGGCGTTTGCCGATATGACGTCAACAATTACGTCATCTGTACAAATTGAAGTGATGTCCGCAGCAACCGCAGCCGATAGGGTTGCAAACTCTTATTCGGTTTCTGGAAGTGGTGTCACAACTACAGACGGAACAACAGCGGGCGTTGTTGGCGGGCTAGGAACAGCGACTAACGGCGTAAATGCGTTTACTACAATTACAGCATCACAAAGCACCGCGGGGGAAAATTTCCAATTTACTCAAAGCTATTTGGAAGGTGATGCGGTACCAAATAGCGCACCCACAGCGGGAACAGTAAGTAATTTTTCAGACCTAACTTCTACAGCGGCAGGGGCAATCGGTTCTGGTGCCGCGACAATAGATAATCATGTGATTTCAGTAACAGGCGGCGACCCCGGTTCATCTATAACAGGTCAATATGTAACTACGCTTTCTGTCGATTAATGAGCAATGCGCAGATTATTATTAATATTTTTATTTTTTGGAATACCTAGTTATGCGCAGCCCGTTACGCCAAATTTTACAACCGGCACGATGTCATCTACCACAAATACAACGACATCAATTTCTGAAACGATTACGTCAACAGATTATTTTGGTAATTCCTATGAATATTCAGTTACAGGAACAGGCATTTCGACAGATGGCGGGGTTGCACCAAATACAACAAATGTTACTAGGACAATCAACGGCGAAACACAAACTTATACAGGGTTAGACTTATCGACAGGCAACAAACCAGTATTTACACTAACAAGCCCGACAAGCGGCGCGGCATTTCAATATTCAGAATCCTATCGAGGGCCGGGAGGGGTTTCAAATATAACAACAATAACCCGTCAAATAGAATCAGAATCAGTAGTTACTTCTACGTCTGTGTTCTCTCAATAGCTCTAACGCCCCTAGAAGCGCTTGCAAACGCTGTCAGTCAATCAAATAATGGAAGCGTTACGAATATGGCAATTCAATCTTTGACAGGCAATATGACAACGAATCAATACGGGGGAAATATTGTTTGCCAAGGTGCAACCCTCACGTTCTCGCCCTTTGTTACTTTTGGCGCAAATTACAGAAAACCTTTTCGAGATTATTACACCACGCCATACTACGACCCGACAGATGCCGATGAAGACGGTGTTCCCGATAATCCGGGTAATATTTTATTTGAACAAATTAATTATTCAGGTACAAACAAAGATAGCTTTGCAGTAAATACAGGTTTTAGTCTAAATTTTACAGTTCCACTTGATAGAAAATTTCAAAATCAGTGTTCACAAGCGGCAACAACTCAAGTCAAAATACAAAAACAAGTATTAGAAAATAAGCGCCTTGATTGGGCTATCGCAAGAATTAAAGAATGTGGAAAATTAAAACAGGCCGGAATAATGATTGCAAAAAATTCAGAATTTTTCAATTTATGTTCCGACATTTATATCGACAAAAAGCCAAATCAAGTCATCCCGCATACTCATAATTTAAGATGATTTCTTTTTTCTTGTAATTAATTTTTTAATAATTGGCTTTATAGCGTTCAAAATTATGGGCGAGGATGCGGCCACAAATCCGATCACGGCTGTTGATATTATTGTCGATACTTCTGGAATATAAGATTCTTGAAATGGCACTGGTTCCCATATGATGTTACATTCTCCATTTACTAATTGAAAGGCTTTTACCTTTTCAAGTTTCTGGTTATTGGCATACGAGCCAACCCGCAAGGGTTGTTTTGGGTCAGGGCAAGGCGGAATCGATAAAATCTCTTTTTCTTTGTTTTTTGGAATTTCTGGGGTTTTTCTTTCAGGCGGTTTTGGTGTGTCAGCTTTTGGCTTTTCCTGTTCCTCTACAATCTGCAATTGATTAGGATTATATTGCATTGGAATATAAGAAGGCATTTTTCCATTAGGGCAACTATAAAAAGCTCCGTTTGGGTCATCTTCTATTATCTGTGTATTTTTTATAGAACTATCTCGATGAGTTTTTACACATCCAAGAACATCAATTGTTGGCGGGGCTACATTTAAAACACTTGAAGGCGGTACATAAGAATTAATATTTATTGTCGAAATATCTGAAATTTTTATTTGTTTTATTTCCAATTATTTCATAGGTAAAGGAATAGAACCGCCTGTTGTTTTTGGTATTTGATTGTCAAGCATTTTTGGCATCATCTGTTGCACGTTTGCCAATACTTCATTCATCATGCGATTTTTAAATTGTGGCGAGGTAACGTATTTATAACCGAAGTAACCACCGCCCAACATTGACGCGCTGATTATAAAACTTAAAATAGATAATATTTGTGAAATTTTTGCCATGATTCGAGAAGCATTTTTAAAGGCGTTAGTGCCTGTGACTATTATAACTTTCTGCGGAATCTGTGCATTAGCACCGCTTTATGTAGGTCTTTCTGTTCTTTCTACCAAGGTACACCAGAGGTCACAGTAGGAGTTTTAGATTCTGTTATCTGTGCTGCAATATCTGTTTCAATTCTTGTAACTTTATCAGATCCTAATGCAGCTTTAGCCCATGCAATCGCATTGTCTTTTGTAATATCTTCATAAGCAGTAAAAGAGCCAGAATCAGCATCAGCAAGTTTTACAGAGCCATAAAGTGATCCTGTATGATCTCCGTCTGTATCTATAGCTGTCCAATGAACTTCAGTAACAACATCAGATAGAGAGCCTACAGTTTTTGTTGCGTCAAGAGCAGCAACATCCCAAGTAACAGCCATAATTAAAAAGTGTTTTGTTTAATTTTACTTTGATTCTACTGTTTGAACAACATCAGATAGTTTTTCTAGCTGTTTTAATGCTCCCTGATCTTCCATTATTGGTTGCATAAGTTTATTTTTTTCTGCAACTTTTTCCTGTATTTCTCTATCAAGCATTTGTGCTTTTGCAATATTTAAGTCAAGACGAGTTTTTGTTTCGTCATAAAGTTCTTGTGGAGTCGCCATTAATTTTTTATAATTTATCCAATTATACTAAGCAGCTTCAAGCATTTCAACTTTTGTTATTAGTTGTTTTACCGCAGCAACAAGTAGTGGCACAAGTTTTGAATGATCCATTTGCTGATACTCTTCACCATCTTTTTCACCTAAAACACAATCTTCAACAATATTTTCTACCTCATGTGCAAAAAATCCATCAACAATTATTCCGGGTCTATTCTTCCAATTAAATTTATATGGTTTAAGTTGTTTTACTCTATCAATACCATCTGATATTTCTACTTCATTTTCTTTTAAACGATAATCAGAACTTGTATTATAAGTTGTTGTTGAGGTGTCATTTACAATGCTTCCTCTAGAGGTACCATTTGTATCTAAAAATATTATTTGCGCCCCTGTTGTTGAAGAAGTAGCTCTTTTATTAAGTAATTTTAAAGTTGTATGGTTGCCAGAACTACCTTGAGTAAAGAAACAAACATCAGTTCCGTTTCGATCAACAGTAAAACCTTCATTTCCTTGTTGTGCTGTTCTTCCGATAGCTACAAAAGGGTTTGTCCCCCTTACAATTCTCATAATTTCACCATTATCAACATGAAATCTTATATTTGAGGAACCATAGTTACCTCCGGGATCAGCTTCTATATATAATTCACCGTTGTTAGTAGGATCCAATTGTGATGATGGACCGGAAGCACCTAATTCAATTTTTCCTGTTTCTCTTATCTTTACTATCTCTACTGGTGTATCGCTACCATTAGGTGTTACCGCAAAAACTAACCTAGTGGGCATATCATTACTTCCTGTAGCACCATCAACTTCCCCTTTAATAAATGCACCATATTCCGGCCCTTGAGAGTCATTACCCGCAAAGAAAATTGCTCCTAAAAGATCATCATTTTGAACAACTGTATGGCTACCGTCTGTTGTATT